ACCAAAATCACTAGTACTAATTACTAAGTTGCCGCCATATGAATTATCAGTTGGCTTAGTAAACAAATAACCATCATGTGGTTTAGTAATTGTATAGTTGCCGTCGTTAAATCCAGAACCAGCAACACCCATGTCAACCCAACCACCGGCGTCTGTACCAATGTCAGAGTAGGCAGCATAGTCTGAAGAACCATAACTGTTAGTGTTCTTTAATGCAATTTGAGCATAGTTAACACCGTTGTCTGTTGCAATAATTGTTGGAGTGCCAACATTTACGTTATAAGAAGCAGAACCAATGTATAGGTTGTTACCAATGTATGCGTTACCTGCAATGCTTGCACCACCAGCAGATACAACTAATGCACCAATACCAATACCAGTGTTCTCTGTTGCACTTGCGGCAACTAGGTTACCATTGAATACGCCAGTCTGCGTGAATGTTGCAGCTTGAGCTACACTTAATGTAGAATTTAATGTAGTTGTACCAGTAACTGTTAGAGTATTACCTACTAATACTTCTTTACCAGTAACAATGTTACCGCTAACACCGATGCCACCTTTAACAACTAATGCACCTGTTGTATCACTGGTACTAGCTGTTCCGCTGACTGCAACAATATTGCCACCGGAGATAAATGTACCGCTTGATGTTAATGTAGTAAATGCACCAGATTCTGGAGTAACGTTACCAATTACACCTTGGATACCACCACCAACGTTTAACGCACCAGCAATTCCGGTGCCACCTGATACTACTAACGCACCCGATGAAGTACTTGTTGATACTGTTGTGTTGGCTGCTATAAATTGGCCAGTTTTTATTGTACCATATGTGCCGGTGATAATGTTACCATTTTCACCAGTTACTGGACTAACAAATTCATACCATTCAAAGTGGCCAGTGTCTGCTGTACGACCAAAGAACGCAGATGACTCATCACTGATTGCCGGATTCCAGAAATGCACTCTCATACCAGAATCAAAGAATTTCACATTGCTGGCTATGGCTGCGCCGTTGGCTCCAGTATTCAATTCAATAATCGGATCTTGAATTGTTACCTTTGTACTATTAATATGCGTACCCACGCCATTGACATATAAGTTACCACCGATTACTGCTGTGCCGCCAGCATTAATTGCACCAGATACACCAATGCCACCTGATACTACTAGGGCACCTGTTGTAGTGCCACCGCTAGCTGTGCCGCTGGCTGCAACAATGTTACCGCCTGTTTGTAAAACACCGCCGATGCCAACACCACCTGTTACTACTAATGCACCTGTAGTTGTGCTTGTGCTTGCAGTGCTGTTACTAAATGATGCGCCTGTACCAATTAATTGTTTGTTTAGGTTCCAACTGTCTGTTGCAGAAGTATATAACAATGTAGCACTTGCGCCATCAACTGTTAGCCCTGCGCCGTTTGCAGCGGCAGCACTCGCTGCACCTTTGGCTACTGTAATATTCAAGTCCGTTACATCAAGTGTAGTAGATTGAATAGCAGTCATTGTACCTTGAACTGTTAGGTTACCTGCAATAATTGCATTGCCACCGACGTTCAAGTTTTTAGTAATGCCAGCACCACCGGAAACAATTAATGCACCATTGGAACTAGTAGTCGATTCAGTTGCGTTAGTTACTGAGGCTACGCCTCCTACATTAATTGCACCGGATATGCCTGCCCCGCCAACTACTACTAAAGCGCCTGTAGTTGTGTTTGTACTTGCCGTACCACTGGCTGCTACAACGTTTCCACTTAGTGTGGATATGCCAGTTACGCCTAGTGTTGATTGTAATGTCGCGGCTCCTGCTACGTTAATAACGCCGCCGATATATGCGGCTCCTGCTACACCTATACCACCAGTTGATACAATTGCTCCCGTGGTTGTACTTGAACTACTTGTTCCGCTGGCAGCAACAATATTACCAGTGCTGGTAAATGAACTGCTAGCAGTTAATGTTGTAAATGCACCAGTGCTTGCTGTACTAGACCCAATTGGTGTATTTTGAATACTACCGGCATAAATTGCACCACTAACACCGGCGCCGCCTGCAACTACTAATGCACCTGTGGTTGTATTTGTACTTGCTGTACCACTGGCTGCTACAACGTTACCACTAGCAGTTATGGTAGAACCAAATGTTGCAGCACCAGTCTGTGAACTAGTACCACCGACGTTTAATGCGCCACTAATGCCAGCTCCACCTGCAACTACTAATGCACCTGTAGTTGTACTTGAACTAGTTGTGCCACTTGCTGCCACAATGTTGCCAGCGGCATTAATTATTCCGCCTGTGTATAATGCGCCCGATATACCAGCGCCTCCAGTGACACGCAATGCACCAGTTGTTGAACTAGTTGCTGCTGTAGTTTGCTTTAATATTAAATAACCGCCATTACTTACGTTGCCATGGAAACGTGCAACTTCGGCGTTTGAGAAAAATGATCCTACACTAATTGCAATATCGTTATAGCTACCTGCTTCGCTGGTACCGATTACTAAATTACCGCCGTATGTGCTGCTTAACGGACGAGTAATTAAATATCCGTCTTGTGGTGCTGTAATTGTATAGTTGCCATCGCTAAATGTTGATCCGGCTATACCAACATCAACCCAGCCCCCAGAATCAGTTCCGTTATCAGCATAGGCTGCAAAGTCAGATGATCCTGATCCTGCACTGTTAACCATTGCTATTTGAGCGTATGTTGACCCGTTGTCAACTGCAATAATAGCCGGAGCAGTTAAGTTTTTACTAAATGATGTACTACCAATATACATGTTGTTGCCAACATATAAATTACTTGCAATAGATGCACCGCCGGTGCCAGTAATTATTAATGCGCCAGTGGTTGCACTTGTTGTATCTACACTACTTGAAAGTATTACGTTACCACCCAAGTTTGTTCTTCCGGCTACACCCATGCCACCAACTACTACTAGCGCACCAGTAGTAGAACTTGTGCTTACTGCACTGCTTGCAGCAACAATATTACCTGTGCCTGTTAACACACCGGAAATATTTGTTGTATCCAAAGTAGATGTGCCAGTTACACCTAGTGTTGTGCCAACCGTTAAACTATTTGTTACTGTACCAGAAACTACTGTTGTATTACCAAGTTTTGCGTTAGCAAATCCAGTGTTATTAATAGCACCAGCGGTTGTGCCAGTTTCAGTGGTCATTATGGCTTCAAACGCTGCATCTGCTTCTTTCCATACCCATGCTGCGTTTACAGAACCATATGGCGCTAAACTGCTTAGGTTACGGTTAACCAACATACCAATATCGTATGTTGGAGACCCAGCATAATTGTTGTTAAACACAACAATCGGGTCATTAATGTAGGTGTTAATTGAGTTTAGCTGTGCAAAGCTATTTGCCACAGTTAAGTTACCAAGGATAGTAACGTTTGAGTTTAATGTTAGGTTTGCATTAAATACAGATCCAACTAAGGTACCCGGTGCCAATTTGACATAGGTAATTGTTGAGTCTGTAATCTGATTATTCTTAATTCTGGTAACGGCCATTTCCCACTGCTCCAATTATAGTGTATTTAGCCAAAAGGAAAGGTTTATAGCTTGCGGGCTATAAAATAATTAAGTTGATTGATTTTAGTAGCCGCCAGTTAACGGGCTACGTTTCCATGTATTTGTAGCTGTACAAACATAGATATAATTAGCATCCCAGCAAATTTGTCCCGTTGTGCCAGGTGCTGTGCTTGTTTTTGTTGCTTGTGGTGCCGATAATATACCACTAAGTGTAATATTACCTGATACTGTTAAATCATCAGACAATGTTGTATTCATACTTACAACACCACCTAAGAATCTAATGTCAATTACGTCAGTTGATGTTGGTACTTCAGCAAAAGTAATTTGTGTTCCACTAACTGTATAAGCCACACCGGGCTGTTGTATAGTACCGTTAATGCTTACTAGAATACTAGTATTTGTAGCTGTTTGATCTAACGTGAATACATTATTTGTGTCGTCGCCGGTAATTGTTTGATCTGTTACGGTGTTTGTAACTGATATCCACACACTACCGTTGTAATACTCAACTGTTGAATTATCTGTGTTAAATCTAGTATATCCTGGTACCCCTGAAGGTCTATGTGCAGTATCTCCCACTGGTAACTTAATTGCACTTGATCCAACAAAACTAACAGATGATGTTACATTAGATCCAATATAATCAGTATGCAAGTTGCCGCTTAACATTACATTACCGGCATTGATATTTCCGTTGAATATTGTTAGATAACTAGCAACGTTTGCGTTTGAATATACCTGTGTTTGTAATGTTGCGATTGCTGCGTTGGCTGCAGAGACGTTAGCATTTAATAAATTAATACTAGTTGCCTGTGTAGCAGCATTACTAAACAATGTAGTAATGTTTGTTGTTGCTGTGCCCAGGTTAGCATCTAAATTACCTAACCACGTGGCCTGTACTGCGGCATTACTAAACAATGTTGAAACATTTGATTGTAATGTTGATATTGCAGAATTAGCTGCTGTTACATTGGCATCGATATTATTAATTGCAGTAGCCTGCGTGGCTGCATTACTAAACAATGTAGTAATGTTTGTAGTAGTTGTACCTAGGTTTGCATCTAAGTTACCTAGCCATGTTGTATGTACTGCGGTTGTTGCTTGTAAGGCGCTTACGTTAGAGGCTGTTGAACTTAAATTGCTGTAAACATCAACGCCGTTTACTGTTGCAGATGCAACATGAATAGTTGTACCAGAGCTGTCGGTAATATTACCTAGCAGTTCATTTAATCCTGCAATAGCATCAGTAATCTTTGTTGTTGTAGTAAATGTTAATGCATTACTAAAAGAACCTGTTGTGTTAGTTCCTAAGGGGATATTATCGCCCTCAAATCCTTCAAGGTTTGTTAGAGTTTGTAAGTTACCCCAACTTAAATTACCGTTACCATCTGTATATACAATATCATACGCATTACCGCCAGTGACAATTACATTACTAATTGATCCTAGTCCTACTTTACCAGTATTACTAGTAATTGTATTACCAAGTATTATAAGGTTAGCAAGTTTAACATTACCGGGACTATCAAAACTATAGGCAGGGCTAGAATTATTAATGCCAACACGACGTGAAGACACATCAGCATATATTAAATTCCCGTCAATAGCAAGATTAACACCCTGGCGTTCCAGGTTGCTAAACAACATTGGTCCGGTAATGCGCCCTATTGCCATTTACACTCCTTATGCAGCATCAGTGCTGTTAATATTGTGTATAATGGTAATGCGGTTTGGGTTTACTCCTGGGGCCGGCGGTGGGCTTGTGAATGTTATGTTAGTTGTGCCGTTAACATTGTAGTTAGTAACCGGCTGTTGATATACACCACCAATGAATACTGCAATTGCACTAGCATCTGACTCAGCTTGTGCCATAGTAAAGTCAACAGAGCTTCCGTCTCCAGTTAAGTCATCAACAACTAGCTGTACTGTACCAATCTTGGCAATTTGATTCCATGATCCGTTGTAATAAAATTCAACCTTATTGTTAGTTTGGTTAAATCGAACCACTCCATCTACTGGTGCATCACCTAGAGCAGATGTTGCAATAGGAAGTCTAACACCAAGTACACCTGGGGTGATGTCTGGGTTTTTAAGTAGTCGTCCCATTATTAAATTCCAATCGAACTTACTGTTGCTGTTACACTGTCACCTGCGCTACAATTTGCACGAATGCTATCACCGTTTGCTAAAATAAATTTTTCAGCGTAAATGATGTATGTATTTTGTGCTGTGATACTTACGTTGGTGTAAATGGCATTGTTAGCGTTAGCAATAACGCCAGACCCTGTTACCATGTATACGTTGCAGGTCACTGTTGCACCTGTTGTATTGCACAAATGAATTGTTGTAATTGCACTGCTACCAGAGCTAGCATAAATGTTAGCTGCGGTTCCGCTTGTTAATCTGGTATTTTGTATAGCCATTTAATTTACCTTATCCAAAAATAATACTGTACTTAATTGCTGCGGCCTGCGTGGCCAACTCTTGTGCAGCCAATGTTGTGTTTGTTACATATAGTCCCGAACCGCCGCCGCCCGGTGTCTGACTATAAACTACGTTGTATCCACTTACTGCTGTGGGAACAACTGCGGTGTTTTGTATAGCAAGATTGCTGTCAACGGTTACATTGGCTGCGGTTGATGAATATAATGTGTACCCTAACATATCTAGGTTAGAGTTTAATGTTAACCCGCCAGTTGAGCTAGATGTAGCGATATTAGCAAATGTTGATCCATCTGTAGTTAACTGCCATTGATCATATGCTTCATTCCATCTAATAGATGTTGTAGCAGATGACCCCCTGTCAATTTCAATACCCGAGTATACCGCAGTAACTCCGGCGCCCGTTTCGCCTTTGTTCAGTGTAATAATGTTATCATCTACAGACGTATTTGTACTGGCCACAGTGGTCTGTGTCCCTGTAACTGTCAAGTTACCAACAATAGTGACATTTCCACCAATACTTTGTATTGTGTAATCACCTGCGACTTTTTTGTACGTTGCCATTCTGAAAACCCTGTTTTAGTATATTTAGCCCAAACAAACAGAATAAAATTTCAAAAAAATAGCAGCCGAAGCTGCTATTTTGATTTTACAGTTTAAACGATTAGAAACCGCCCGTTGCTGTGTTATAAGCCCATGTTAGTTCGCTACCTGCAAACTTGGCGCCGTTGGCACCTTGTGCATATACTTGTGCTTTACATCCGCCAGTGTGTTCACTGAACCAAATACGAACTGGATACCATTGACCTGCTGTTAGTGTTACAGAGTTAGCACCGTATACACCCGATGTGGCTGCATTGCTGGGCATTGACTTGTTGTTGCTGCCTAACAAACGTGTGGCGTTAGCCGGTGTTCCGGTTGCGGCTGTGCCAATCCACATAGCTATATGATCGTCTGATTCGGCGTAGAAGTTATAGTTTTGTGTAGTTGGAACTTGCACATACCCTTTCCATTCCATACTGAACAAACTTTCGCCTAGGCCCGGACCGTCTGATTGTTGTCCCCAACTTACATAGGTATCAGCGATAGATTTGATTGCTGTTGCTGTATCAAAGAAACTATAGTTCCATGTTGCTGGAAGTGAGTTACTTGCGGCAGTAAAGTTACCATCATATTTGGTTCTCCACAATCCCGATGCAGAGTTAGATACACTCGCAACGTTTCCACCTGGGTTGTATGGTGTACCAATGTTTGCGTATGTAACACCTGATAAGGCGGCTGCACCAAGTTGATATGGCGTATCGCCGGATCCGGGGACTGGGTAGTCACCGTTTATGTCATCACCTTCTAAATCAGTGGCACTTGCCATTGCAGAGTTAGTACCAGCTTCTTCAACTTGCCAATACCCGTCAGTGGTACTTGTGCTAAAGTTCCATGGGAAACTTTGGCGGCTTCCACCATATACTACCGTAATACGATGACGGTTAATTTTTGTTGCTTGTTGAACTGTGCCATCATCATATTTAAACGAAATAGACATTTCACCTGGTTGCAAGTCTGCACTTGCTTTGTCTTTTAAATAGCAAACGGCAGTATTACCGTTGGTGTCGATACACTTAAATCTCTTAGAGCCTGTCTGCTCAAGAATATAACCTTTCACGCTGGCTGTACCGTTGTGAAATTGTACTTTAAGGTTATTACCTGAATCTGCACCGAATAATTGTTGTTTACTTAAAGGGCGTCCCATTCTTAGACTCCTTAAGCGTATGCTACTTGTACAAAACCAGTTGTACCGGCGGCGTAATCTGTAACATATTTGTTACTAGTTGTTGCTGCGGCTAGGTGATAACGATATTTGTTACCAGACCAGTCCCATACAAATTTGTTAGTGATACGTGCTGCATAGAAAGTGCTTGCATCGGCCAATGTAACTAAAATGTACATTTGACCTGCGGCCAATGTACCAGAGTTAACTAGTTGACATTGTCCTGTACGTGTACCATCGGTTACTAAGAAATCTTTGCGACCTTTTTGTGCTTTAATAGAACCGTTACCAGATGATCCGCCAGTTAGAAAAACCTGTGGTTGAATCTGACGGCCAGTTTGGCTAGTTAGACCACCTGTACCACCTACGTAAGTACCAGCTGGAATTTGTGTTGGCATAACATAACGGTCATGCATCTGCCCGTTTGCAGATTCTGTTTTTGTAATTTTTAATGCGCCTCTTGCCATTTTATTTCTCCTTAAGTTGGCGTTCTAGGCCTACGCAGTGGCGCTGCGTAAACTCTCAATTAAGAGCGAACATTATATTTACCGTAATTTGGAGAAAAGATAGTCGGCCCAAAGTGCGTGTCCTGCAGAGTTAGGATGGCAGGTGCTGCCTTTGAGGTTGTATTCGCTAGTGCCCAGAAAGTTCCAACGTGTGCCCACACGATCCATGATATCTAAGAACTCAGCTTTACGAGTTACATCATCTTTAATAAACTTTTCAGTCAGAGGAGTAATGCTCATTTGCCCAATAAACGGCACAGGCTTTTGATAGTTGTCAAAGTCAACCCGATCCTGTATCACATCGCACCAGGTTTTATCTAATAGAAATAGTTTAGGATTTTCTGCCCAACTATCTGTAAACGCCCTACTTACATACCAATCGATCATTGGATGTCTATTAAATATTGCTTCTAGATTGTTAAACAAGTATTGTTCAACTTGCACTAGAAATTGTTTGAGGCTGTTGCTTGAATCCCAGAATTTTGTATATTGCGGTGTTAGGTCTACTACACGGTTGTAAGTGGCTTCGCGTAGATCTTCTGTTAAGGTAATAACAACATGAACTTCTTTATAGTCGTAAAGATATGGTTCTATTGCTCCTAGCTGTTCTAGCATCCAATAGTTGCTACAGCCGGGTTTAGCAATATTAACCCAACTTGCGCCCATTTGATCTGCTAACTTACGCCCGAATATTTGTGTAAGGCGAACAGGATCGTCACTTGCCCGTTCCCAGTCGATGCAACCTAGGTGGTCTCCCCAGGTCCAGCTATCGCCTATTGTAATTAGTAATTTATCATTATGTATATCTTCGTGATACCATCGACGATAGGTATACGGGTTAGCAGGGTCATAGTCTTTCTGTCGATGATCTATGGCCTGTTCAGGAGTCAACGATTGATAAAATTTATACATTGAATATTTTTTTTATTCTATTGTCGTAAGGTATAACATTCAAACATCTTTGATTGTATATAAAGATATCTTGATAGTCATTATATAGTTTAGGAATGTCTAGTGTCAACAGTCTATTAAATTCTCTAGTTAATGCCGAGAATCTTTCGGCCGGATCTTCTATAGTATCAAAACTGTAATTAACAAATGGTGCTAGTTCAAAGCCTAGTTCTCGCACACGCTGTACACTACCAGGGTTAGCAAATGGTAAAATTATATGCCCTTTTACTAATGGATCGAATGTTTTTTCCGTTATGTGTATTAAATCTGATTCTACACAATTACTTTCTACGTAGATACTTATGTAACTATCTAGATAAAAATGATTAGGCACTGGACTAAACGCACCAACTACACTTTCAGGTTCTAGAAACTTTCCTTGGCTGCGATTAGAAACGTAGCCATCTAGATCTTTTACAAAGTTATATAATTCTTTTCGCCAGCCGTATTCTCTACCTAGCAAACTCATGAACATCTTAGATCTAGTGTTAATAAAATCTAAGTCAGGTAAGCGATAGCCTTGATATTTGTAGTGATGAAGATATAAGTTCTCTGGTACAGACTCTGTGTAATAGGCTTTAAATCTATTCCACATAAAATCCCATGCAATAACTTTTACGCCGTCTATTGCAAAATCAGGACTTTGATTTACAGTCAAATAATATTTGTTTGGATGCTTAAACTCTGAAACAAATTTATAAAATCTTCTATGATCGTAATCACTTATATTAACTAGGTCGTAAAACACAACAGCACGAGATTCATCTGCTAAATGTGCGGCTGTAGTTTCCCATATTAACTTGTGTGTATTGTAATGGTCCACTAGTGGATAAAAGTACACATCGTTGGGTAGATTGTTTACGTCTAGTCCAAGTATTTGTAAATGATAAGGTAGGTCGTCGCCTTCAATACCTTGTGTAACGTTCGGTATATAATGCATTGAGAATGTCTGCTATCTGTATGTGCCCTTGTTGATTAGGGTGAAATAATTTGCCTAGAAAAAATTGATTAGTTGTTATATCGGGTAAACGGTATTCTTGTCCTGTTAGTAAGTATGTTATTGTGTCCCTAATAACTGTACGCATACTAACAATGTCAATATATTTGCTCAAATCCACTGATTCAAAGTAACTAAAGAATAAACAGTCAATGTCGTTATTTTCACAATAGTTTTGAAATGCAAATATTGTTTGTGCTGCAACAAAACTATTATATTCATTGCACTCGACCATACGATACATTTCGCCGGCTAGAGTATTAAAATCTCTAACTACCTCCGGTGGTCTGCCTGACTGATGTATGTCGCCGGTGCGGTAATTTGCTTCAGGAGTAATATTAACAAATTCGTTTAATCTGTTGCTATAGGTTAGATATCGGGTGGGGCCAGACAATCCTACCATGAATATTTTTTTAGTATCTTGATACTGTTCTGCCTGTTGTATGTAGTCAAACAATTGAACTGTTAAATGCCCAACACCGCTAGCAGGACAACTTAAATTTAATGTTTCTGCGTTACGTTTTCTGCCTAGATGTGCTAACCAATTTTGTTCGTCGGGTCTATCTAGTTCTGATCCAAAAGTCCAACTATCGCCGAACCCTACTATTAGAGTTTTCATAACATTACTTAGCCAACAAAAAAGGCTCCGAAGAGCCTTTTTGTCCTTCCCATCCCTTGGGTTGGTATTCCGAATTACTGGAATGATAGGTTAGATACAGTGATCTCACCAACGTAGTCGCCAGCGTTACCTAGAGACGATGCTGTGTTTGTCAACTCAACATAGCCGTAACGTGTCATGAACGATACTACTGGTTCGAATGTTGTTGGATCTAAAACAACACCAGAACTCATCAATGGGATGTATGGGCAATAGAATGCCGCTGCATCAGCTTCAGAAGAGCCTTTGTAACCAACTAGAACTGGTTGGCTGTCACCAGCGTAACCGTCTACATAAATCTTCATTGCACCGTTCAATGTACCAACAAACTTAGTGTTTGTAGGTGCTTCGAATGTACCTTCTGTTGTACGAGCAAATGCAGAAGTAGTTGCAGATTGCAATACTGTCAATGCAGCTGGACTTACAACTGCCCAGTTACCTGCGCCACGACGTGTACGTTGTGCGATCAAGTTAGCTGTACGGTTGATCAATACTGCTAGAGCAGCGTGTTCATCACCAACGAATGTTGCTGTACCAGAAACGGCAGCTTGGTCGTATGCGTAGTCTGTAGCAGCCAACGCACGTAGAGAACCTAGGATCTCTTGGTCGATTTCAACTGTGATTTCTTGTGCCAAAGCAGCCATAATTTCAGCTTCAACGTCTAGACCGTGCATAGATTGTGCATCTTGTGCAGCTTCAAATGTCCAACGTGCTGACAACTTACGTGTCTTAGCTTCAACAACTTGTTTCAAGATTTGAACGTTGATACGGTTACCTGCAACGCCTTCTAGGGCTGCGGTAGAAGTAGCTTGTCCAGTTGTGTTGCTACCAGAGTATGCAACAGCAATCTTGAATGGGCTCAATGCCTCGTCACCGGCTGTAGTACTTGTACCATAGCCGCTACCGTCAGCTACGCTATCAGCGTAACGAACACGTAGAGTGTGAATTTGTGCTACTGGGCCAGTCATTGGCTGAACGCCAACGATTTCGTTAGCAATAACAGTAGGCATAACACGACGGATAACTGGTAGAATTACACGGTTAAGTGTAGCTACGTTACCTGCTTGAGTTGCGCCGCCTGATGCATTTTCTGCCAACATCTTGCGTGTGTTTTCTAAGATCACACCCATAGTAGTGCGCTTAGATCCGTTTAAGCCTTCTAACAGGGCTTCTTTTGTTTCGCCCCAACGGCTTTCTAATAATGCTTGTGTCATAATACCTTTTTCTCCTATTTAGGGTTTATTTAAGCCCTGCTAAACGTTTGATTTCAAACACATTGTCTTGCGACTCTGTTTTTGCAACTTCAACGGCAGTTTTAGCAGTTTTATCACCAGTAACTTCTACTACACGACTTTCTGTCAACATAGCTGCTTTAGGGGCAGACTCTTTAACAGTAGTTGTATTATTTAGAACTGCTGGTAGATACTTTTCGTATGCACTCTGTAATTTATCAGTTTGCACACTTTCTAGTAAATCACGCATAACAGTGGCTTTTTCCTTGTTCAATGGCTTCAACATTTCTGCAAGTTTTTCCTTGCGTTCTGCTGATTCCTTGATAATGCGGATTTCTTTCTCTTTACTCTCAACTACGGCTTGTTTGCTTTCAATTACCTGAACTGCTTCAGACAATTTGTTAGTTACTTTAGCTACAGTAGCTTGTAACTCACGGATTTGCTTGTTCTCATTTAGATGAGTACCAGCGAATTCGCTTGCAAACGCTTCAAATAGACGACGACCAAACATGTTCTCACGAGCAACTTGGATGTCTTCTTTTAGTTGAGTCAACTCTGACTCTAACGAACTGGATACGGCCTCTTTAACAGCCTGTGCAGATTGAGTAATGAACTTGCTTTGTAGTTCAGCTAGTTTAGCCTTACCTTCAGCAACAAGTTTAACCTTAGCTTCCACTACGGCACGCTTGTCTGATTCAAACTCTTTAATTTCTTCTGCCAGAGCGCGGATTACAAATTGTTCTAATTTGCCAACTGCATTTTCGTAAGTTTTACGATCTGCACGTAGTTCTTTGATTTCTTCGGCTAGTTTAGTAACCATGAAACTGTTGAACTTTTCTGCGCTTTCATTCATGTGTGACTTGAATTTCACACGATCTTCTGCTAATTTTTTCTTTTCGTCTGCGAACTCAGAAAGTTCAGCAGTGAGAGACTCAGTAACCATTTTGTCTAGAGCTTCAACCATAACTTGTTTGTCATGTTGGTAACGTTGTGCGAATTCTTCACGTAGCTCAGCACGTACAGATTCTTTAGCTTCGGCAATACGAGATTCCCAAGCCTCAGCAATAGCTGTGCGTGTGTCTTCGTTAATAATTCCGTTATCCAACAATGGTTTGATAGCATCTAACATCTGGATATTTCTCCTTAAATTTTTAGGTCTTTGATGAGGCGTTTAACTTCCTCTTGCAAGTACTTTTGTACTCTTTGATTTTCCTTGGCTTCACGTGCCATTTCAAAAACCTGTTGCCCACCGCGCATATTCATTAAGCCCTCATAGATTGCTTTTGGATATGCATTCGGAGCACTAGGTTGTGCTACGATGTCCACAGTAATGATTTCAAAATCACTAACGTGGCCTGATCCTTCATTAACATTACCTGATCCACGTGAACTTACACCTAGCTTAACACCGCTTGTTAGCATTGCTTCAACTAGATTGCCCATCGGAGTAGGTAATACTTTTAATTTTCCAAAACCACAAGGACCGTCCATCCACATTTTTTCAATCATGTGGCTAACACGGTCCAAGTTAATCTTTAAATCGTCTGGATGATCTAACTCACCCAATACGCTATAGCCCTCAGAAAGTTGGCTATTGATTGCGGTAACAGCTCGTTCAATTTCATGAACGGGATACACCCTTTGGTTAGCGTTCTTCACGCCACCTTGGATGAATATCCCTTCCATTTTAAGCGTCTTACCTTTTCCGTCAGCAGAGTCTTCGGATAAGACCTTAATCCCTGCCCGGTCAAAAGTTAAGTGCTCTTTTAGGTACAAAGCCATTATCGTTCCTAATTATTTACGGCCTGTGTTCTGTACTTGTACAGACTTCTTGGCTACTGGTACGCTACCGCTTGTAGTTTGGCCTTCTTTACCATGTTCAGTGCTATATTCACCTTCTTTAGTTTTGAAAGCACCACCAGCTTTACCACCTGGAACGTTGATGTTACCAGATTTGATTTCGCCTTGGCCTTTTGTATATTCGTTGTTTGGTTTTGGTGTTGGCTTACCGTCAGCAGCTTCTTCGTTACCCTTACCGTTAACGATGTTACCGTTGTCACCACCAAAGTCAGCACCTGGGCCATTAGGAGATTTGCCGTTAATAGGAGCCTTCTTACCGGCTGCACCAACTGCATCACCTTCGCTAGCACCTGTTAGATTCATGTCTTGAATCTTGTCTACGTATTCGCGCATTAATTCTGCTGTAGACTTACGGCCTTCCATTTTACCGGAACCGCTCTTGCCAGATTGTGCAGAACCAGACTTACCTGATTGTGCGCTACCAGCTTTACCGCTAGCTGCTGATCCAGACTTGCCAGAACCTTTAGCAAATGGGTTTTCACCTTCTGCAATTGGATTTTCTTCACCAGCTGGCTCTTCTTCGCCACCGAATGGGTTTCCACCTTCTTCGCCACCTTGATCTGGCTCAACGTCACCAGCATTTAGCTCGTCGTCTCCACCTAGGATGCTGTCGAACTTAGCTAGCAATTCGTCAACTTTGTCTTCGATTGTGCTAACTTTAGATTCTAGATCTTGTTCGCCGCCCATGTCGCCACCTGCGTCCATGCCGTGTTCACCATCAGCTGGGAAATCACCAGAAGCTTCGCCGTCATCGCCGGCTGCATCTAGATCAAATTCGCCTTCGCCTTCGCCCATAGCTTCTTCGTCAGCTAGTTGGTTGTTTAGGTCTTGTACTTGTGCGCCATGGATGTTTTCTTCCATAGACTCTTCGTCCATGATAGATTCATAAATGTCGCGGCTCTTTTCTACAACGATGTTATGGAAAAGCTCGCGAGCTTTTTCGTTTTCATCATTGATGATGTATTCAATTAGTTTTTCAAACTTGTTCATAAGAACTCCTTAATATGTTTGGCTTTGTAAAGTTATTTACAAAACTATGTATATTTCGGGGTTAAATGGGTGTTTTTTGAAGGATTTTGCGGAATAATTATAGAACGCCCGGTGCAGCACCTGGTTCTGGAGCAGGTGTGTATTGATTTGCAACGTCTTTTAATTTCTTCTCGTGCTCAAGTTTACGCACGTCATGACTGATTCGTAACTGGTGCAGGTGCCCTAGAGTAATACGGTTAGTACGGCTATCCGTGGGTTTCTTTACACTTTGGTCAGCTTTTTGGTCTTGATAACCATATGGTGCCGGATCAAATAATTCAGTTACAAACATAATACTATTTAACCTTTTGGTTATAAAACTGGGCCAGCGCCAGCTGGTGCTACTGCACCTGGCATTCCGCCCATTCCTGGAGCACCTTGTCCCATATCTGCGCCCGGAGGTCCTGCAGGAGTTTCTGGACCCAATGCTTCCATATCGCTTTGGATACCACCTGGGCTAATTCCTACACTACGCAAGCCCGGGCTTTCAACTGGTGCTGTCTCAACATTACCACGTTCTTCGTTCCATGCTGTTTCGTTTTCACTAATCTCCTGCTCAGTCATACCTAAATAACGCTTCATTAAGAAACGCTTACTTAGATAAGGGATAGGTTCTAGCTGTGTAAATGTAGCAATACGTGCAGAGTCAATGTCTGCTTGACGGTATTGTGCAAAGTTTTGTGGCTCATTAAACGTTAGATCAAACAGACTTCCATCAATATTAAAGCCTCTCCAGCGCATAAACAGCTTGAATTCGTTGTCTAATTTGTCTGCAACCATGGACTGTAGACGTTGGCAATACTGGTTAAAGCGCCATTCTTGGATAAGTGCTGTACCTACACGGCCGTCTGTATATGCTTGACTACCGTCATCTGCTGTAGTAGGCAAATAGCTACTAGGAATACGCAAACCACGGAATAACTTGTTAGTAAAGAAGCGCAAATCAGTAATTTCGCCTAGGTTTGCGCCGCCAGGCAATACATCTACGCTAGACCCACGACCGTCTGCTGTAGTAGGGAAGAAGTAATCTTCGTTTGTGCTTAATGGATTATATGTAGCATCCATCATGTTTTGTGCGCCCGCACCAGTTTGTGTAGGAATACGGCGCTGATGAATTTCGTTTTTAATACGTTCAACAAATGCCATAGCCATGTGACTTGGCATGTTACCTACGTCAATCTTAAAGATTCTACGCTCCGGAGCACGTTGTACACGATAGATAATAATACTATCTTCTAGCAGTTCTTTCTGCTTAAAGACCTTAAAAATGTTCTCTAATACACTGTTACCGAAAGGCCAAAATACGTCCAGACCCTCTGTTAAACTCAGGTGTAAAATGTGTTCTGCGGCAATTGCAGCTTCGTTTTTAGCATGAGTAAAGCGACTTCCGCCACCGTACGGTGCTTGTGGCTGCACGTATGCACCCGACGGACCACCCGTTTGTGGGTGGTTAGTATAGGTATCTGTAGTAGCCACAGCGGTCATTGTTAGGTTTTGGAAGTTAGGATTTAGGTCCTTAATTAAGTATTGCTCGGGCTTTTTGCCTTCACCTTCGTTAACAATAACCTTGGTAACCTTACTCATTTCGGTCCACATTAACTTAAAGTTTTCTGGATCACGAATAAAAACTTGGTCCCCGTACTTGATAGTATTACGGAAGATTTTGAAGATACGCTTGTTAAAATCATTAAGTGCTACCCATTGTTGTAGCTGTTCTTTAATGATTTTTACTTCGTTATCACTTGGTTGTTCTTTATACTTGATAGTAAATGCTGTGTGATTTTCTTGGTTCTTTTGTGTACAGAACTCAGCTAAAATATCTAGAGCCGCGTTAACTTCACTATCCATATCCATTTGTTCGTATTGGTTGTAACGCTCAACACGGTTAGGGTGCCCAATATATACTTCAGGCAACTGGCTTTGATAGTTACGGAATCCAGGATCTGGTGCGCGGCCATTGCCCAGTGTACTCACGTTACTAGGTAAATTACTGGTCTTAAAATACTTTTTCCATCCGGCCATATATGTTCTCTTTTATGCTATATTTACCGCATTATGCGCTTACACGATATATCTTCTCTAGTTCGCTAGCTTGGTCTTTGTTTACTTTTACTAGTTCTTCCATCTTTTCAATCATGGTTGCAAACAGCCTTGCAGTTTCATTTACACCTGTGACTTGTGCTGGTCCACTGATTAGTTCTGCACCTGCTTCACCAACAATCCCTAATTCCCCGGCACCTAATCTTCCGCCTTTTTTCATTAGCTCAACGTGTACATGCTCACCATTTCCGCTAGCGTTAGGATGTGCTTCTGCTTTAGCTAACCCATTTAATATTTGATTAATAGCTGCTAATGTTGCATCCCGGGTACGTGGATCATTAAATTCAGCAATGTTAAGATCCGCAGCTTTACCTTGTGTGTGCTTACTATTTTTATTATTATCTTGATGCCATTTATCATTTAATGCATTAATTGCATTAATGTGTAGGCCCGGCATACTACGTATCCTTTTAACAACTTCTACTAGTCGTTGTTCTGCGGCACCGCCGGCTGTAGCTTCACCAGGCTTACTTCCACGTAGTAAATCTGTTAGTCCTTCGTAATTGGTAGTCATACTTCCCAATGGACTAAGTTCTGCTACTTCTAACGGCTTAGTGCTGCCGGCCATTTTTTGCGCGGCTTCCTTTTTACGTGCTTCTCTATATGCTCTAGCTTCGTTAGCCAATGCTTCATCTTGTTCTCGACGTGCTTTTGCTTTTCTTGCCGCAGCTTCTCTTTGTGCCGCTGGATCGGGCCCAGCAACCGTAGCGGCATCTTGTGCTGCTCTTACTTCTTGATTTGCCAATCGTGTTCGTTCAGCTGCACGTATTTCTTCGGCTGTTTGTGGCTTCTTGCCAGTTAATTTTTCTACTAGCTCTAGAATAACTCCAGAAAATTTATCAACAGCATCACCGAATGTTGGGCCAAATTTAGTAACTAATGTTTCATTGAAGTCTACCATCCTGGTAGCAATATTAGCCATCTTAGGTAAACTCTCGACTGTAATTTCGTCCATACGCTTTTTAAACTTTTGTATAGACTCTAATAGAGCATCGTATTCAGTTGTTGCTTTATCTGTACCAGACTTACGCTTTTTATCTTGTTCAGCTAGTTCCTTTAAGGTACTTCCTTCAAGGTTAACACGCTTGTCTGTTGCTGATACAATTTGAGATGTATTTTTGTTTAATCTAGAAACATACTCGTTTTGCGTAGCAAATGCTAATCTTGATACGTTAGCACCTTGATCTGTAAATTGCTTTAATGCACTTTCGTTGCCTTTTAATACTTCTGCAGTTGATTGATAAAACTGTTCTTTAGTATTACGTGTGGCAGCAACCATTTCTTGTGCCATTTTTACAAATAAGCCATTACTCTGTGCATTTGCTTCTAAGCCAGCTTGACTAATTACAGTACCGTTAACTGCAATTTCTTCAACAATATCAGCAAAATCATCGCCCATCATTGATTTAGCAATTAGAATTTGATTCTTAAGATTTTCTGCATAGTTAGTGCCATTTCTAGCATCCTCTGCTGATAGACGATTAATAGTGGCCTGTGTTGCAGCATGTTTTAACCGTTCTTCTATTTCTTTCTTCTGTTGTGCCGCGGTCATGCCAGTTATGGCTGTCATTTCCTTAAGAGTTACTAGATAAGCGCCGGATCCTTTTTCTAAGAACTGGTAATTCTTAACCGTATCTATACCAGCTTTTGCGGCCAGCTCTGCATATTGTGCCGCAGCTCCGTTAACAGCTTCAAACGAGCCATACATAACCAGCAGGCCTTTTTCATTATTTCTTGCTTCTCGGCCCATGGCCATAACTCTGTTGGTAGCTTGTTGTATAGTGCCGCCTAGTGTAGATAGCCCTTCAACGTTTTCTGTAACAAATTTACTATATTGAGCTATAGACATGCCACCGGCGTGTGCAGCTTTACCCATTTCTGTTAAGTTGCCGCCAAAGGTGACACCAACTTTGCTTAGATTATTGTAATTGTCGACAAGAGCCTGGCTGTTCTCCATCATCATCTTGCCAACTTGTAGACTCATGTCTATAGCAACAGATGTGATTTTATCTACGCCAGCAATAGCTGCACCAAGGAAAGGAATACCCGAGAACATTGAGCTTAATGCGCCAGTTATAGACTTAATTGCATTTCCAAGCAAATTCATTGTAGGAATTACAGAAGTAAATGCCTTGTCGGAAGTATATATAGCCTGTGACGAATCTATAGCACCGCTAGCAAATTGATGTAATCCGCCTAATACTTTCTTAATACCCTCGGCAATGGCCTTTTCACGATCTTCTTCGTATTTTTGCTGTTTCTTTTGAGTTTCGATTAAATCAAGTTTGGCTTTAATTTCCTGCTCGGTAAGTTTGTGTAACTGGGCCAGCTTCTTAATAAAGGCTTCTTCTTGTAGCTGAGCCTTTGCCATCATGCGGGCTTGGCTTTCATAGCCAGAGTTAACCGTTCCTAAAATCGAATCAAGTTTGTCTAATCTATCTTCTACAGCCATTTAAAATACCCAGTTAATTATGTGATAAGTACATATATCAATTATTTATGGAGTACTTTATATGAGTAGTTTATCCCCTAATCCATTGGCCAAACATTTTAGACAGCCTGCACTTTATATCAAACTTCCTAGCCACGGGCGCTGGTATCCTGAGGGCGAAATTGACATTAGTGCAACTAACGAAATCCCTGTTTACCCAATGACTGCCCGGGATGAGATCATGATGAAAACTCCCGATGCATTAATGAATGGTGCTAGCACAACACAGGTTATTAAAAGTTGCTGCCCAAGCATTAAAAACCCCGAAAATATGCCTATTGTAGATTTAGATGCAGTATTGCTAGGCATACGTCTGGCTACATATGGCCCAGAAATGGAATTTACAACGGCATGCCCTCACTGCAATACAAAAGCAGAAAAAGCCCTCAATGTATCTATTCTACTAGATAAAATTGTTTCCGGCGACTGGACGTATCCTATAAAGTATAACGGATTGGAAATTACATTAAAGCCGCAAACATATAAAGACTTCAACGACAATAACCTAATGAACTTTGATGAGCAACGTCTATTGCAAGTAATGCAAAACGATACAATGGATGAAGATGAAAAAGTTAAAAAATTCGACGAGATGTTTGCTAAACTAGTTGCAACCGGGATTAGTCAAGTTAGCAAAAACATTGCAAGTATTAAAACTGCTGAAGGGGTTATAGTTGACAACCCGGACTTTATCAGAGAATTCTTAGATAATTGTGAAAAAGGCGTTTGGAATGCTATCAAAGAACGTTTAGATGCTATTAGACGTGAAAACAATTACAACGAAATAGCATTAACCTGTGAAAATGAACAATGCGGCAAAGACTTTATTGCGCCGTTTGTATTCGAGCAATCAAATTTTTTCGTATAAGTCTTTTGACATTAAGCAATCAAGAGATCGTTGAATTAATTGATTCAATGAGTAAAGATGCAAAAGCCATTAAAGAAGAGCTCTTAACATTATGCTGGTATATGAGGGGCAGTGTTAGTTATGACGATTCTATGATGTTATCTCCCGAAGAAAGAGATATTATTAACAGCATTATTAAAAAGAACTTAGAAGCCACTAAGGAAACAGGATTACCATTCTTTTAAGATCACTACGTGATCTGTTGTTTCACTTCGTTCACAACATTTATTTTATTATTACAAGAGCGAAGCGATGTAGTATTCATCTAGATTAAGTGGTCACACTTTGCCCGCACAGGGCAAAAAATGACTTCATCTGAGTTGCACAGTCACTTAGCGTTACATCAATTACAGAGGCGGTTGTCCGGTACCTCGAGATGCGTCTTATCACAACGGCGGGCTAATATCTATACGCTAACATACATATTAACCGTGCTCAATCACTTGAGCGTCTTTTTAGCTTTTATTACTCTATTCAAATAACCAAACCGTAGCATTTACGATCGACGTCCTGTTAAGGATGGTGGTTAAGCACTCTAGTCAGCATAGAGATTTCCGTCCCCCTTTTTATCGGGTTGTCACTAGGCACCTGAACTTAGCCGGTGCGAGCCTTAAACTGATAACTTGTTTATAATGTGGGAGCCATGGACACGGACTGATATTTGTCCGTTATAGTAATCTGTTGATTCCAAAACTTTGTGTGTAAATTGTTCTCGAGCCTCAACGTAGCTACATTCTGCTTTACTTTTACATAGGTATAGTATTTCCCGTGTAAATTTGTCAGCACCTAATGCTTCTACATCTTTGTTTAATTGATCATTTGAGCCATAATATTCGCGCCAATCAGAGTCCACTTTGCTGCGGATTTTCTTTTTCTTTTTGGTGCCGTTTTTTAATTTTACTGTTTTGGTAGATGTTTTACTAAATTTTGCTAGTTTTTTGCCTATGTATTTGCGCCCTGATACAAGGTTTGTGATTAGATAGACAAAGCCCACACAGTCTTCTGGTAATTCATTGATTGTGTTGCCTTGATAAATCCATGTCATTGTACACTAATTTAGTCCTATCACCACTCAGTGGCATATGAATCTGAAATTACTGCACTGTTACATTTGGTTTGGCATTCCTGCCAGCGGAAAGTTTGAAACTCTCCTGTCCAAAATGGATCCTCTAATACTTCTTGTACGGTTCTTGTTTTTAAATTAAATTTTTGAGCCAGGGTTTGCCATTCGTTGTTATGGTTATAACGGTTAGCTACCCAACAGCAAGGGAATAATAATCCCTGACTATTGATGTATAAACCTTTGTTACCAATACCACATAAGGGCACTATGGAGCCATGATTTTTGAATTTTTTATATAAAGTTTGATTAATTAATGGAATGACTGGGTGTCTGTTGGTAAAATTTACTGTTTCTCGTTCAAATCTTAGTGTTGAGCTAATTAATTTTTTACTAGGTTCTAACGTATCGTCTGTGCCATAAGAAGGATATATACTTCCAAATTTTGTGCTTTTGGTAAGCTGAAAGCGATCAACGCCTAAGGTCCTAGCTAGCGTTTGCATACGATCTAGCCGATCCTCGTTAAATTTAAATGCAATTGCAGCCCATACAATAGTGCAACGGCTGGCAGCTCTTAGTGTTTGCAGTCCAGCAATTATACTATCGTAGTCGCTGTTAATGCGATAGATATTATTACTGTAGTTATCAAAACCATCTATACTAAAATGTACGCTGTCAATGTCAGTTAGTACAGATCCTAGTTCTGTCCACCAGGCAATCTTCTTGTGTGAACCGTTGGTAATAATAACGATTTCAACGGGTTTGATGCTTTTAATGTAAGCAATTACTGCAATTAGATCGTGTGCATACACAGGATCGCCGTCGTCTCCGCAAAATGTAATTTTTTCTACGTTTGTAGTAATAAATTCAGGAGTAAAGTTTTTCTTAAAGAATTCTAAGTCTAGCTCAGTATTAACAAGTCCGTCAGGAACTTCCTGTCTAGCACAACGTGGACAGGCTAATGTACATTTACTACTAATTTCAATGTGCCAGTGCCAAGTTGCTAGCATAGTTGTACGTTCCTTTGCCATTGTCCGGTAAAATTTGATATATTATTAACAGTACTACAGGTTTCTTTACAGACAGGGTTACACGCATCAGTATTCCACGATGCACGTACTTGCTCAAAATCGTCTATTGTTGTTGATCCGTGTCCTAGCCAACAGCAAGGATGCCATACACCACGGGCACTAAGATATAAACTTTGATCGTTATCTCTAAAACAATCAATTGCGCCTTGTTCTATAACAGGGCGTGTCCAAGACTTAGGGGGATTAAGCCATTTCACAGTGGGCACACGTTTGCTAACTTTAGCTCGAAACCAATTGAAGCCCATATCTCGTGCTAGCTGTTCGCAGGCGTCAACTTGATGTTCATTGTGTTCATAAACTAACATATCCCATTGGGCATTGCCACCGGCAGAGATAAATGTTTCTGCGTTACGCATTACCCTATCCCAACTAACGTTTTTTCGATAGATATGATTTGTGTCCTCTAAGCCGTCGATACTAAACACAACATAGTCTGTAGGTTTGTATAAGATGTTGGCTAGATTAGCCCACCAATACTGTCCTTGTAGTCCACCGTTAGTATTCATACCTAGCACAATGCTACTGTTTACTTCTCGCACATAAGAGAACATGGAAGTTACTTCGCTGTTAGCAGCCGGATCTCCGTAGTTTCCGCACATAAACAACTTGTCTAATCTATAGATTAGTTTTTCGTACAGCTTGAGGTCGTTAACAGTTAACCAGTTCTGATGTTTCTTATTAAAGTTTGCATCTGTTTCTCGAGCACAAGAAGGGCATGCCGCCTGACAAACGTCAGTTGGTTCTACGTGCAATACCCTAACTGTTTCAAACAATTTCGACATCAGTATTATATGTTGTAAATCCGTTTTCTTTAACAACCCGCAAAGTATTGTTTACACGTCCGGCTAGTTCATCTTTGTGAGATACTAGCCAAATGCTACGATGATTTTCCCTACTCATTTTCTTAAGAATGGCTAGACTGTTTTCAACACCCGAACTGTCCATGCCACTATCGACTAGCTCATCGATGAATAGCAAGTTAATAGGTTGATACAAACTTTCCCATACGTCACGGAACGCCCAGCTTAAACTTAAAATAAGTCTATTGCGTTCACCACGTGACAAGTTGTCAAAGTCCAGGTCCCTGCCTAGTTCTGTAATGCTCACGGACAAGTCGTTATTAAACTTAACTGTATGCGGTAGTCCAATACGGTCTAAGTATTGACCTAGTCGTGCATTTAGATAGCTTAGATTCTGATCAATAATACGTTTACGAATAAAACTATCTTTGTTAGTTAACAACTTTAGCAAGAACTCTTGGTGCTCTTTAAGATTGTTTAGTTCGTTCATTACGTCATAACTAATTTCTTCAACACCTTGTGTTTGCATTTCAGTAATTTGATCTGCGTATGGATCTTGTTCAGCTTCTTTTGCTGATAGCTGTGCAAGTATACTGGCCATGCTTGAACGATGCTCAAATGCATCTGACTCTTGATCATAGAACACCTGCGGTTGTGGCCCCAGTTCGCCTAGCTCTTTAAGAGCATCAGTATGTTCCATCCACTGTGTGTTTGTTGCTAGTGCTTGTAATGCGGCTTCCTGTAATGCCTGGCGTTTTTCCTCTAGCAACGTTATCTGTTTATCATCGTGGAACGCTTGTCCACAACTATGACAAGTGTGATTTTCTAGTGATTCTATGTCAGCCTTAAGTTTAGCAATTTCTTTGTTTTCACGGGCTTCGTCTAGTTCACAGCGTTTAATCCAGGTGTTTAGATCTTTAATCTGCTTTGCTTTTTCATTGTAGCGAGTTAATGCAAGATGTGCATCAAGTTCAGCTTCGATATCTATGTGAGCAAGTTGATCATAAGCCGCTTGCAACGCTGCAACATCGTCAGTCTTTTTTGTGTTCCATAAATTCTGGCGTCGTAAGAGTGCATCAATTTGATCCTGTATACGTTTGTTAGCATCGCCAACAGCTTTAATTCGAAATTCTTCTCTAGTGATTTCTTCTTTAGTTTTCTTAATTAATTCTTTTAGGGCTTCTGCTTTTTCACTAAGCATAGTAATGCCTAGTAACTGCTCGATAATAGTGCGTTGATCGTTTGCTTTTAATGCTAGGAACGGCTCAGTATAAGTGTTAAGTGCAACAACGTGCTTGAACATGTCGTGGCTCATGCCCAACATACGTTCAATCTCTGCCTGTGTTTCTCTGCTGTCGCCCTGTGCATCGTCTGTAATTTCTTTTTCGTTGCCTGCCACCCAGAACTTCATAATGCCAGGTTTACGACCACGTTCAATCTTATAATCGATGCCGTCTTTTTCAAAATCAATAGTAACCAACATGTTTTTAGCATTGGTCTTATTGATTAAGTTATCTTTCTTAATGTTAGTAAGGGCGTTGCCGTAAAGGGCATAGGATAAGGCATTAATAATAGTTGTCTTGCCCGTACCGTTACGTGCTCCGCTGTCGTCGCCCCCAAGATCTAAGTTTTCGCCTAGTACTAGCGTTAAGTCGTTACGATCAAAGTTAACAGCCTGCGTGGCATTGCCCACGCTCATAAAGTTCTTCACGGTTAAATCTTTGATCTTGAAACTCATTTTTTATACTGCCTCATTAAATTTTCTTTCCATGGTAACATTCTTAAGTTTGTAATTTGTGCAGCTTGCTCAATCGTCCAACCTTGTTCAAAGCATTCTTTGATTGGTACAATATGATCCAACTGCCACCCGCCTTCTACACCGCACAAGGTCCTTGGATGCAACTCCGGATTAATGGTATCAATATTTTGGGCATAGATCTTTTGGCTTAGTCCGTGTACTTGTCGAGAATATCGGCTATATTCCTTAGACAACGGGTTTCTAATTTTCCTAGTTCCTATGCCCTTCTTTGCTACATTAGCGGTACGCTGCTGACATGAATGTGAACAGAATTTTTTCTTAGAGGCTTGACCAACAGTAAACTCGTTTTCGCACTCTCTGCCAATACATGCTCGAGTTACTTGCCGCATTTTCTTTGGATTCGCTTTGCCGGGTTTTGCACCAACTGCTAACTGTACGTTAAGCGACTTTCTAGCTCGATACACCGTTTGCGGATGAATATTGAGAATCTTTCCAATTTCTGCTGCGGTAAGCAACGGGTTGCATATTAATTTAAGCTCTTCTGTAGTGTACACTCTTGCGGTAGCCATAGTAAACTCCTTTGGAGTATTTACCGATTAACAGTTATATCTTTTATTTTAAACATTAGAGGTTTCTATAGATATCTAATAATAGGTTCTTATTGAACTTGTCGCTTTCAATGCTACTTAACTGCCCAGCAACAATTTGATCTACGCTTTCAAATGCAATATTGCCTTGTATTTCATAGTCGGTTAAGTCAGTTACTTTAGCAGGGATAAGTGTAATTTCACGTAGTTTGTATGTATCAATAAATGTTTCTTTAATAAACGTTGCTTCTTCGTAGCTGATATCAATGTCAATGTTTACACGGCAATGCATGCCTGGCTGCAACATAGATTCTGTATGTGTAACAACATCACTTAGATTAAACACACGGTACTTGGGTTGATCGGGCCATGCATGATATTCAGGTTCCTTGCCCCACTCTAAGATACAGAGTCCGCGATCATCGTCGCCGGCATCGGCATAATTGTGTGGGAAGCAATTACCAATGTAAGTTACATTACGTTTTGTTTGTCGCTTGTGAAAATGTCCAGTGAACACATGCTCAAAGCCTTGCAGTGCATCTACACTCATCTCGCCATGCTCGGGCATAGCAACCATTGCATTCATTA